CTGTATCGCGAGGAGCGGCTGTCGGTGCGGCGGCGCGGCGGGCGCAAGCGGGCGCTGGGCACGCGGGCGCCGATGACGGTGCCGCAGGGTGCGGATCAGCGGTGGAGCCTCGACTTCGTCTCCGATGTAGACCGCGTTGCCGGCCCGTGTCGCCGTCGCGGTGTAGTCGATGCCAATGCCTTAGGTCTGCGCCCAGGCCACCTCGTACTCGCAGTCTGTCGCCGCGCCAGTGTGCCGTGCCGCGAGCGCCGAGCAGGCTTCCATGCGCATCCCCCGCGCGATGATGGCGGTGCCGCTGGTCTCGTTCAGGAAGGGGATGGCGAGGTTCGGGTCGAGCTGGCGGAGCTCGAAGTTCGGCCCATCGAAGATGTGCCGGTTGTGGTTGTTGTAGGCCCCGGCCTGGCGCGAGAAGCGCACCCCGAAGCGGTCGAGCGTCGGGTTGATCCCGGTCGCGCAGGCGAAGTGGCCGCCATAGTACCGGATCGATGTGTTCCAGGCCGTGGCGGTGGCGCAGTGAGCGTCGAGCCCGTAGCGGTTGTTCAGGATGCGGCCGAGGATCAGCGTGGTGTCCTCGAAGCCGCGCCCGTCGCCCAGCGTGCGCAGCCCGATCGTGAAGCCCGACACGAGGCGCAGGTCGAGCAGCGAGGAATCGAGGTTGCGCGCGAGGATGCCGATGTCGGCCTCGCTCGCCCAGTCGGACTGGATCTGCCGCGTGACCTGCAGGTTGAGGTAGAGCTTCTCGCCGTTGCGGGTGGTGCCGCCGTCACCCAGCGTCAGCACGGTGGCCGGCGCGTTGGCGGCGCCGGTGTACTGGATCACTCCCTGCATGATCAGGCCGCGGGCGCCGCCGCCGAGGATGACGCCAGCGTCGACGTTCCAGGTGCCGGGCGGGACGACGGCGAACTTTCCGTCCGCCGCGGCGCGGTCGAAGCAGGCCTGGATGGCGGCGCGGTCGTTGGCCGCGCCGTCGCCGAGGCCGCCGAAGTCGCGCGGCAGCACCACCTCGCGGTCGCGCAGGTACTTCGCCAGGTCGGTCTTGGAGATGTTCTGGCCGAGGACCATCAGGTCGTCGATGCGGGCGGCCATGGCTGCCTCCGATCAGAGCGCGGTGGCGGTGACGGGCCCGGCGAGGGCCGAGACGTTGCCCTCGACGGAGACGGCGCGGAGCCAGTACCAGCGGGCCTGGCCCGCGGTGAGGCCGGTGCGGTCCCAGGGCAGCGCCGTGGGCTCCGTCGCGAGCTTCACGGCAGCAGCGAGGCTGGCGCTGGTGGCCTCGAAGACCTGCAGCCGTACCGCATCGGCCGGGAAGCCGCCGGAGAGGCGCACACCGCCGGTGATGCCGAGCGCCGCTGCCGCGGTGACAGCGCCGGGGATCGCCGCCTCCCGCCAGCCGGACACCGCCCCGCTGCGCGCCACCGCGCGCGCCCGGAAGGCGGTCGGTTCGGCGGTGGGAATGGAGGCCGCCGTGGCGCCCAGGGCGCCGCCGTAGCCCTGCCAGGTCGCCACGGAGGCGGGGCGGAACTCGAGCTCGTAGCCGGCGAGGTAGGCGCTGCCGACCGCCGACCAGGAGACGCCGAGGGCGGCGAACGCGCTGCCGAGCGGCGTCTCCACGGCAACGGTCGCCGGCGCGGCGATCACGCCGGGGTTCGGCAGCACCACCGAGGGGCTGTCACCGGCGGCGCGTTCGTCCACGGCCGGGTTCCAGTCCCACACCGCCGGGTCCTCCTCCGACAGCGTAAGGTCCACCCCGCCATCCGGCGACAGCCGCCAGCCGGTGACCCGCGCCGGGAACGGCCCGACCCGGTCGAGTGCGACCGTCACCCCGTCCCAGGGCCGCAGCCGCAGCGCCGAGAGGTTGGCCGGGAAGGCCACCTCGCGCTGGCGGCGGATGCGCTCCAGCTCGGCCTTCATCAGCCGCTGCACGGTCGCGACCGAGGTGGTCAGCGGGTACTCGAGGTCGCGGTAGATCTGCTCGCCGCCGTCCTCGGCGACGTAGTTGCTGGCGAGCAGTGGTGGCGCGTCGGTCGGCTGCCAGTTCTTCGCCGGGTCGACGTAGACGGCCCGCACCCCGTTGAAGAGATCCCGCCGCGGCCGGCTGCCCTGGATGGTGACGTCGCCGCGAAGGTCGTCCGAGGTGAGCGTCGCCGCCGGCAGCGCCGGCCCGCCAGCATGGATGAAGAACCGCCCGCCCGAGACCACCAGCGCGCCGGCCATGGCGGCGACGAGCTTGCGGGTGATGGCGATCTTGCCCTCGCCGAGCGAGACGCGGCCGTTCACCGTGTAGCGCCGCTCGGTGACGCCGGCCCGCGTGCCGATCAGCTCGTCGCAGATGTTGGCCGCGGCGATCAGGGCGGGGATGTCGATATCGTCCCAGGAGGCCTTCCAGCCAAAGGGCGCGGTCAGGTACCAGGCGAGGCAGAGCGCCGGGTTGTCCGACCAGCCGGTCGCGCTCGTCCGAGGATCGAGGATGGTGTCCGCCCCCTCGACCAGGGCGGCGATGTTCGGCGGGCCGGAGGGGAAGGCCTCGGCGGTGATCTTGAGCCGGACTGCGAAATAGGCGCGCCCGCGCCCGCGATGGTCGGCGGTCCACTTGCCGCCGGTCTCGGCGATCAGATTGGCGTCGGCCGCCTGGTTGGGATCGCCGAGGTGCCGGTCGATGCGCACGTGGCCGGCGAACTTGCCGTCGGTCGCCAGGGTGTCGCCGAGCCAGAGATCGCCGATGGCGCGGACGCGGTGCGCGGCGAGCGCGACGACGGCGTAGAACCAGCCATCGGCACGGCCGGCGTCGTCGGTCGCCGAGTGGATGAAGACGATCGGGCCGCCGACCTTGCAGCGGCCGAAGACGATCTGGTGCTCAGTGATCGGCTGGCGGAAGGACTGCGTGCGGCCGGCGCCGGGCGCGGTGGGGTCGTCGCCGGGGCGCAGGGAGGTGGAGGGCGTCGGCGACGTCGGCCGCTTGGCGGGGAAGACCGAGGCGCTGATCGTCGAGACCACGAAGGCAGCCCCGGCGCCGACGATCGCGCCGATGATGCCGCCGCCCACCGCGGCCGAGGCGACGCCACCGGCGACGACGGCGATCAGCGGAACGGCGGCCGGCATCAGCCGATCCTCCAGGCGATGGTGCAGAGGGTGATGGGCGCGCGGACCAGCCCGCGCGGGCCGACGAAGGCGACGCGGCCGGCGTCGAGCACCACACCGAGGCGGTCGGGATCCGGGGCGAGGACGATGTCGCCCATGCGGGCCAGCAGCGGCGCCGCGCGCGGGAAGCCGGCGCTGTCGGCAGAGGCGGCCAGATTGGGCAGCACGCGGAAGGCGGGCCGCTCCCCCGCGACGGCCTCCACCGCCGCCAGCGCGAAGCGGCCACAGTTCCAGCGATGCGCATCGAAGGGGCGCGTCTCGACCGCCGACAGCAGGGCCGCCAGCCGCACCGCCCAGTCCGGCCGCCGCGTCACTGCGCAGGCAGCCGGATCTCCGCCTCCTGCAGGGCGGGGACGTATTCGAAGAACCGATCGCCGGGATATTCGGCCTGCTGGTCGGCGTCGGTGTAGCGGCGCACCTCGGCGCGCTCGAGGTCGACGAGACGGCTCTCACAGGTGAGCGCGACGCGCGGCTCGGCGCCGTCGGTCACCTCCATCGTGTCCATCAGCCCCGCCCAGAGCGGGAACGGGTCGGCGACGAAGGCGCCCTCGGCGTCGAGCAGCGCGCCCCACAGGCGGGCAGGACGCAGCCGGAAGCTCCGCTCGGCCAGCGCGATGTCCACCACCTCCTGCGGCACGGGGGAGAGCGCGAGCGTCAGCCGCACGGCACGGAGCTCGACCGTCTCCTCTACCTCGCCGACCGCGCCGATCGAGCCGACGCCCTCAAAGATCTTCCCCGCCCAGTTCAGCTGGCCCAGCCCGGTCCAGGCGCGGAAGGGACCCGACGCGAAGTCGAGCTCGACCAGCACGACGGGGGCGGCGACCGGCGAGGTGGCGGAGGACGTCGCATGCGGCGACAGCCGGGGCGTGCCATTGCTGTCCGACATCAGAGTGCTTCCTCGAGGCGGATGGTGATCGCGGTGAAGCGTCCGGGCCGCGTCGGGTTGGCGGCCTCGTCGTCGGAGACGAGGCGCATGGCGACGGTGGGCTTGGTGAGGACCAGCGGCTGGTTGATCAGCAGCGCCTCGCGCAGCGGCGGCGCGATCGGGATGGTGGCGGTGCCGGCGCCGGAAGCGGTGACCGTCTCGGTGGCGATGTACAGCCGCCCCGCCAGGCCGATCAGGTCGCCCGCGCCGACCGCGATGCCGTTCGGCCACCAGCCCCCGGTCTGGATCGCCAGCGCCCCGCGCGGCGCGCCGGCCGCGAGCGCGGGATTGCCCGAGCCGACCACGAAGCCGGTGCCGTCCGTGAAGATGGTGGCGTCCGTGTAGGAGAACGGCCCGCTCGGCACGTCGCCCTGCACCCGCGGATCCCCGGTGCGGAACTCGCGCCGCCAGTCCCAGATCCGGACCGTGTTCACCGAGCCGGCCAGCGCCGCGAGCAGGCCTTCGAGGAGGCCGGCGCGCACGCGGTCGAGCGGATCGAAGGTCGCCTGCGCCACCCAGCGCGCCCCCTCCCGCCGGAGCACCTGGGTGGCGCGGGTGACCGGCGATACGAAGCGCGTGGTGTTGTGCTGCAGGTAGAAGGTCAGCCGCGAGGGCCGCAGCGCCTCGGGCCACGGATACTCTGTCATCTTTCGCGCTCCGACACGAAGCCAACAGGAGGCGGGTCCGGTCGAGCCCCCCGACGCTGGGGCACGCCGGCTGGCGGCGGGAGAGCCGCGTCCCGATCTCGACCGGCGGCGCCTGTTTTCCGATTGGACGACGACCATCTTGCGGGCCGAGCTGGCGCCGGCACTGTGCGGGCCTGGCACCGTTGCACGAACCGCCGGAGCGTCGATACGCTTGCCACTCGATGGTCGAATCATCCGTCCATCGGGGAAATGCCAGATGAGCAGTCCGGGTACCTTCGATCCTGCCGCCTTTGCAGCGGGCACTGAGCTGATCAGTCGGTTCACACAAGGCGCCCAGGCCGTTGGCCTGATCCAGGCCGCACTGGAATGCGGACTGCTCGCCGCAGCGGATTCCGCCGCCACGCCCGAGACCCTGGCCTCACGCACGGGTGTATCGCCGCGAATGGCCCAGGAGGCCTGCATCGCCCTGCATGCGCTAGAGATCTTCGACAGAGAGGGCGACCAATACCGGATCAATCCCGGCATCAAGGCGCTGTTGCACCCCGATGCACCGCAGACGCTCGCGAATACCTTGGTGTTGGGCGCAACTAACATGGGGCTGCTGAGACGCGCCCTGCACCCGGCCCCCTCACCGTCGCCAGAAGAGCGGCTTGCCGTCTCCTGTGGCGTCTGGGGATTGGGTTCGTCGCCGGTGGCGATCGACTCGTTCCTCGCCGCTGATCGCGAGATGCCGGAGGTCCGGGAACTTTGGCTGCGCGGCGCCCGCCACATGGAACTCGGCTGTGGTGTTGGACGCGATCTGTTGCGCGTGGCGGTGCCTTATCCCGCAACCTCCGTGGTGGGTGTGGACATCGATCCGCTCGTTCTGGCGGAGGTCGAGCGTCAGGCGCGGGATCTCGGGATCCAGGAACGTGTGACCGTGCGTCTGGCGGATGCACGCGAGATCGACGATGTGGCGACGTTCGACACCATCCTGTGGAGCCAGATGTTCTTTCCTGCCGCCAGCCGGGCGGCGACCATCGTTGCGATACGCCGCGCCCTGAAGCCCGGGGGCTATCTGGTCATGCCGCTGCTACGGGATCGGCCGGCGAGCGAGGAGGCACTGCGCAGCGCTGGGGGGCGCCAGCTCAGCCTCAGCGCCGTGATCTATGCTTCCTGGAGCCTTGATCGGCCAACCGCATCCGAAGTTAAGGCAGAACTGGAAGCAGACGGGTTCCGTCATGTCCGGACCGTTGCACATCCGCGCACGCCGTTCATGTTGATGCGGGAGGAGACCGGCAGGGACTCCTCCCCCGGCTGAACATCCCAGCCGATAAGGGCCGGGTCCCCTTTCCGTACGCGGCATGCTCCGCGACGATGCGCGGCAAGGTCAGCCGTATGCGGCCAGGCATATTCGGTCATCCCCGCACCGTCTCGTAGGCGCTGCCCCCGCGGCGTATGGCGTCGATCGTCATCGCCGAGGCCTGGCGGGCGATCTGCCCGGCGAGCAGCCGCAGCCGCGCCTCGACGCCGGCATCCGCCCCGCGCGCGTCGATGTTGATGGTCTGCTGGATGACCGGCCCGCCGGGCGCCATGCCGTTGGGCAGCACGGTCCCGCCACGGTCCGGCACGAACCACTCCGGTCCGCGCTCGCCGACGATGTAGGGCTGCCCGGCCGCGACCGGCCCGCCGTCGGCGCGGAACAGCCCGCCGAGCCAGGAGCCGATGCCGCCGAACCAGCTCCCGGCGCCGAGGCTGGTGAGGCCGGCCGAGACCGCGTTGCCCAGCGGCTCGGTGATGGTGCGCCGGGCGATGATGCGGGTGATGTCCTGCAGCAGGCCCTGCATGACCTTCGACAGCTTGTCGCCGCGCACGATCGCGTCCTCGAAGGCGGAGGAGAACGCGAAGCCCAGCTCCCGCGCCGCCTCGCGCGTGCCCTCGGTGCTGCGCTGAAGGCGGCGCTCGGCCTCCTCCAGATCCTCCAGCGCGCGCTGCGCCTCCCGCCCGATCGTCTCTTCGGGGATCGGCCGGCCGGCGCGCTCGGCGCGCTGCACCAGGTCGCCGAGCCGCTCCAGCCGGCGCTGGTAGCGCTCATAGGCGGTCTCGTTGTCCTGGATCAGCCGCTCGCGCTCGCGCCGCAGGTCGTTGAGGTGCCGCTCGGCCACACGCCCCGCCCGCGCGCCCTCGGTGCTGGCGCGGCGCACAGCGGCGACGCGCGGCTCCAGCCGGCGCAGCGCCTCGTCGCGCTCCTGCAGCGCCAGCGTCTCGAGGCGGGTCCGCTCGGCGGCGGTGACGCCACCCGCGGCCTCGGCCTCGCGCAGCCGGCGGACGCGCTCCTCGTACTCCCGGTTGATCCGGAATCGGTCGTCGAGGTCGCGGGTGAGCTCCTGGACGTCCTGCGTGGCGCGGCGGCGGCGCGCGTCGGCCGCGGCCTGGCCGGCGCGCTCCTGCTCCTCGAGGCGGCGGTTGAGCGACTCCCGCTCGGCGGTGTCGATCTCGGCGAGGGTCGCGAAGTAGTCCCGCCGCAGCTCCTCCAGCCGCGCCCGGCTGTCGACGCCCGCCTGCTGCTCGGCAGCGCCGACCAGGCCGGGGCGGATGCTGCCGCGGCGCACCGGGGCGCGCAGGCTGTCGCGGCCGTCCCCCTCGCTCTCCAGCCGGCCGATCTGCGCCGAGAGAGCTTCGGCCTGGCGGCGCAGCCCGGCGAGACGTTCCTCCTCGCTGCGCAGCCCCGCGCCCTGGCGGACGCTGTCCACCGCGCGCGCCGCGGCCGAGAGTGCCCGGGCCAGCGTGTTGGACAGGCCGATGGCGCGGTCGAGCTGGCCCAGAAAATTCTCGGTCGCGGCCGTCAGCTGCCCGAAGGCGCGGCCGAGCGAGAGGGGCGCGCGGTCGAGTTCTGCGCCGAGACGTTCGGTCGCGCGCAGCAGCGCCGGAAACACCCGCTCGGCGGTGAGCTTGCCCTCGGAGCCGAGCTTGCGGAGTTCGCCGATCGAGACGCCGAGCTCGCGCGCCAGGCCCTCGGCGAGTAGCGGCATGGCCTCGAGGATGGAGCGCAGCTCGTCACCCTGCAGGACGCCGGAGGCGAGCGCCTGAGCCAGCTGGAGCGTGGCCGAGGAGATCTCCTGCGTGGAAGCGCCGGAGACGATGGCGACGCGCTGCAGGCCGCCGACGAGGCGGATCACCTGGTCGGAGGTGGCGCCGATCTCGCGGGCCGCGATCGAGAAGCGCTGGAAGGCGTCGACGCTCTCGGAGACGGCAACGCCGGTCTGCAGCGCGTTGCGATACAGCGCCTCGTAGACCTGCCCGGCGCGCTCGACGGAGCCGGTGGCGTTCTGCAGGCGGGAGAGGCCCTGGGTCAGCGCATCGCCGGCCTGGACCAGGGCGCGCGCGGCGACCGCCACGCCGGCGATCTGGATGCCGCGGGTGGCGACGTCGAGCAGTTCGAGGGAGCGGAAGGCGCGCTCGGCGCCACCCTTGATCTGGTCGAGGGAGCGCTGGCCGGTCTCGCCGACCTCGCGCAGCCCGGCCTTGACCCGGGCAGCATCGTCCAGCGAGAGGCGGACCGAGACGCGGCGGGTTGCGTCAGCCATGCGGCTTTTCCTCCCCCTCGCGGCGGGCGGCGCTGCCCTCGGCCATGCCGATGCGAATGGCGAGCAGCAGCTCAGCTGCAGACCAGCCGGAGGCGCCGAGGTCCCGCGCGGCGGCGAGCGCGCCGGCGGTGTCGAGGATCAGGCCGGCCATGTTGACCTCGGCGCAGGCGGTCCCTGCCGACCAGCAGGCGTGGCCCTCAAGGCTGGTCGGGGCGTTTACGGCGTAGGGGCAGGCGTCGGCGCAGTCACGGCCGAGGGCGGCACAGCCGCGGCAGTATTCGGGCCCGCGGCCGAAGTGCCAGGCGGCGCGGGCCCTCAGCCGTTTCCCTCGGCGGCCACCGCCGCGACCGGCGCGGTCGCGCGGTCCCAGAAAGCGGCAGCGATATCGTCGAGGTCCATCAGGCGCTCGACCGCCTCGGGCGAGAGCGGCAGCGGCTTGCCCGCGCTGTCGCCGACGCCCTCCCAGGCGGTGACCGCGTGGCGGGCGAGCGCCTTGACCAGGAAGGCGAAGGACAGGCCGCGCGACATGTCCGGGTCGAGGTCAGGGTCGGCGATGCGGATCGCGGCGAGACGGCGCGCGGCGGCGGCCTGCGCGGCGGCCATCACGGCGGTGGTCACCGGGCGGATCTCCACGCGGACACCGCGCGGCAGGTCGAGCCAGTACGGCTCGACGGGGAGGTCGAGGGTTAGCATCTCGCCGTTCCTTGAAGTGGATTGGGGGAAGTCGGTCTGGGACGCGAAATCTGCAGCGACTGGTGACGCGGGCGCGCCGTTCGCTGCTACTGTAACGGTCTGGCTGGTTGCAGATGCAATCTCGTCGGAAGCTTGGACTACCCACGTTGGTATGGGTGCATCAGAAGGGCTTGCAGATGGCAGACTGGATTTACGTCGATAACTCGAATGTCTTCATCGAGGGCCAGCGTGTAAGCGCAGTGGCCAAAGGCATGGCGCTGAACATCTATGACGCTTTCGACAACCGCATTCTCGATACCAGCTATCGAATGAGCTTCGGCAAACTCTACCAGTTCGTGGCAGGTACTGACCCGAAGGCTACCGCGCGAGCCATGCTGTTCGGTTCTCGGCCGCCAGAGAACGATGCGATCTGGAACCTCGCAAAGCGAGCTGGGTTCGAGGTTGTCACGCACGATCGCAACGTCGCCAACAAGGAAAAGAAGATCGATACGGGTATTGTGGCTGCGCTGACGCGGGACGCCTACCGGAATGCCAAACCCGGCGACGTCTTCACTATTGTTTCCGGCGATGGCGACTACGTACCTGCGGTCGAGAACCTGAGGAATGATGGCTTCCAGGTCGATGTCGTGTTCTGGGACCACGCTTCTCGTGAGCTGAAGGCTATCTGCTCCAACTTCATATCGCTCAATCCCCATCTGGATGCACTGCGCCAATGAGGCTCGCTCAGTCCGGCTATTTGATGAGCGCCAGACTCACGCGTACTCCGTCCCCGCCTGCTGGTTCTTCAGCACCGCGGTCATCATCCGCGTCGCCGTGGGGTTGAAGGCCGCACGGAACTCGAAGCTCGCCTCGACGCCGGCCGGCCCCTCGATCGGGGTCTTCGCCAGCGCCAAGTAGACCTCGTGCAGCGTGAATGTGAGGCTGCGGTTGGCGTCGATGGTGAACGCGAAGGCGAACTCCGCCGCCGTGCCGTTCTGCGCCTGCGTCAGCAGCGTCGTGTCCGCGAAGCGGGCGGTGATCTGGCCGGTGGCGCGGGCGATGCCGGGATCCGCGCCCTCGATCTTGCGGTCGGCGCGGATCGTGCGCACCGCCTCCACGCTGTTCGAGTAGGCGAGCCGCGCGCCAGTCACCTGCGCCAGCGCGGACCCGGCGCGCGTGATCGAGCCCTGCGCCTTGTTGAACGCGGTGTAGGCCGCCGAAACTGGCGTGCCGCCCGAGGAGGAGCCCGAGCGCGTCGAGCCCTGG